CATTGCTTCAAGGGCTGCAAAACCATTAGCTACCAAGTCTTCTGCCCAAGAAAAAGGCATGAACGCAAGGACAAGTGGCACCGAGAATAGAAGTGTAATCCATTCATCTTTCCAAGAGTTCTCTGTGGCTTTTATAGCTGCTAAGTCCCAATCAATCTCCCCAGTTAATTGCTTCTTTTTAATCTCTGCCTCCGTTAGCTTTATCTGTGTTTTACCATCTATAATGCTGGTAGCCAAACCTGACAGACTGTTAATTATCGCTCCTATCATTGATACTTCTCCTTGTATGCCTCTTCAAAGCCCTCTTCGTGGACACAGTTCTCATGATTACCCCAGAGCCTCTTAAAGTAGTTGTCGTGTACATCTATGTAGTCTTGGTCGCTGTACCCATCAGGGGCTAGGTGTCCCTTAATAATCCACATAAATCTGTTTACTTCTTTGTGTATAGGGCTATCACTTCTCATGTGACAACCATACGGCTATTGTGCCTGTCATTGCGCCAGTTACTACAGAAATTAAACTGGCTTGCTGCGTAGATATGTCAGGCATTGAAAGCGCCCACTCAATGCAACGCACATACATAATTGTCATAACTAGCATCATAAAACGAGGTAACAGCTTATATTCTAGTATCTTAGAAAAAACTATTCTCACTTAAAGTCCTCCTGTAGCCCTTCTAGTATTTCTTTAGCTGATGGCCTTCTTTTCTTAAATTTATACACACACTCAAAACTCTTTGGGCATTGTCTAAAAGCCGATCCGTATTCATACTTGGGTATTAAGGGTGTAGGGAAATATGTAGCCGAGGAACCATTAGGACCACGATACCAACACTGCTGTACCCCCATAATAGAAATATACCTCCACAAGTGACAAGTAACCATCTTAGGTTCTTTGGCCTCTACTCCCACCACAGTGAAAATTAAGAGGGCCACCAATAATATTTTTACCACGTACCAGTACCTACACCAATTAAGTATACACCGCCAAAGACAACAACCAATATACCTACAGACAAAGCAAACATGCCTAAGTTATTGATCATCTCTTTCTTAGCTTCCATAGCCCTGTAGACAGTCTCTTCTCTTTCTTTCCTGATTTGCCTTCTTAACTTAATCATCTCTTCCCAAGTATTAGGGCCAAATCTCATGTTTAGTAGGAACATTAGCTCTTTTTGCTGAGCCGCTAGTTTTTTCTTATGAACTATTATCTCGAAAGCTTCTTTTTCTATACTATCACCAGCAGTTAGCTTTTGTATAGTAGAGGGGGACTTTCTCTGTTGTTCCGCTTTAGCAAGGTCAGAGGCGGCTCCAAACCACTCCCCTAGCTGCCCCATAACGTCCTCTATCTCTCTGCCATGTTGCACTAGCTTCTTAGTCATAGTGAAGGCAGCGGTACAGGCTGATATAGCCGTTATGGGGTCTAGCATTAGTCTTTCTCCATGACCTCAAGCATCCTTTCAAGGGACTCTTTAATTCCCTTTATGTTTTCTTCTATCTTGCCTAGCTGTACGGCTTGGGTAATTGAAGATGTTTCAACAGCCTTAACATCTGCACTTATTCTAACTATAGAGGCGTAGTTAGCGTCTACGTCTGCCCTCATCTGTGAAATACTCCAAACTATCATTGCCGCTTGAAGAACCAAGGCAAACAGTAGTGTTGCCGATATGTTTTTACCCATTACAAAGCAGTCTTCTCCCCCCCTAGTCACAGGGGTAGGCTTTCCAGTCTAGCTGAAAATGAGGACCATCCGGGAACTTCTTCCAATCACCACCCCAAACAATATCAATGCCTAACTCCTCTGCTGCCTTTTTCATAGCATCCCCAATAGGGTAGAACTCCTCCCACTCCCACGACACAGGATATGGAACAACATCTACTGCATGACCTGTCAGGTGACGAGAGTTCATTGTAGTTGACTTACCTGTATCCTTGAGAATACGCTGACGTTCAATACTACGAACACCTTCAGTTACACTAAAGTCTTTTTCACTGATCTCTAGTGCTCTTGTTACAACAGAAACCATATCTGGATGTACACCAGACAAGTTCTGCTTACTTTTTGATCCTAGTTTGTATCCCATTGGTTGCTCCTTAAGATGGTTTAGTGGGCCAGTCAGCCTCTTCAAGATTAGGCCAGTTGGAATGCTCTGTTATGTCACGTAGAGCCTGACGATAGGTTGTCATACTCGCAGTCATAGTTACATCTGTTAACGCATAGAAGTCAGTGGCAGAAATAAGATCATCCCGCACCCTACGGTTAGCCTCTGCAACCTTAGCGTCAAGACTTGCCTGATAAGCTGTCTCATGCTCTGCCTTAGTGGTTGTTACGCCATCCTCATCAGTAGTATCAGCAAACATATCACGGGCGACATACTTCTCGACCCAGTTTCCATTGGCATCCTGCTTAACGCCATCACGTACAGACGTTTGGTAGGCCCCTGTAGTAGCCGCCGGGCTTAATAATACAGCCTCTAGGTTAAGTCCAGCAAGTGTTGCAGTCTTCCATGTTCGTGGCAGTGAGACGTTGCTGTAGTGGCTCCTCCATTGGCCTTGGGTATTAACTTCACCTGTTTCTGTGTGTCGATATTCAGCCATCAGATTGATCCTTTCGTGATGCTGTTGAGTTATGATATTGCGTAGAAGATGTAGTCACCCGCTGTAAAGTTGCTGGTAATCGTAAAGCCTGACGATAGTGGATCAATGTAGTCCGTGTTAATCTCTTGTGCTGCTGTTGAGTTGAGCAGAAGGTACGGATCGTCACCTGCAATTATTCCTCTAACACTGTCCCATATGTACCAGTCACCCGTTGCATCAGTACGTTTAAGCATGACAAACCTAGCGCCTGAGCTAAAGCCACAGTCCACGTTTGTTGTTCCAGAATGGGTTACTGAACCAACCTTGGATATGCCAGCTAGGGTTGCGAATAGGTAGGCTATGAAAGTGTCGCCAGAAAGATTTACTTTGCCGTTAGGCCCAACAGTAAAAACACTGCTAGTTGGACTTGTATTATTCCAGACGTTACTCATCCCGTTAAATACACTAGAAGTTGTATTTAGTATAAGTATGGACCCATTACCTAAATCCTTATGATATACATACCAGTCTTCACTATTACCTCTACTCTTTACCCACATCATCTCAGGTGCAGCATCAAGGTTATGGCTTAACGTTCTATTGCCTCCAATACCCGTATATGCAACGACATCGAAATACGAAGGTGCTCTTTTCCATGCCCAAGAGTATTTGTCGGTTTGGTTTGCTTCATTACCCCAACCATTCATGTAGTCCCAAACGGCATTGCCATATGAGCCTTCTACACTGGTGTCACTTGCTACTAGCTCTGTAGCACCTAAAAGACGGGTCATTACTTTTTTATCTGAAGTTTGAGAGGGTGCAGTAGTAATAGAAAAGTCTGTAACAATACCTGTTGGATAAGTTGGATTAGCCCCCGATACACCTTGAACGGCAGGGACAAACACCTCAGTCCCAGCCGTAGGTCGATTAAGAGGGCCACGGCGGATTGCCATGTAGATTATATCATTTCCTGCGGTTATTCCGTAGTTGCCTATGTGGAAACCTGTAGGCGTAGGCCAGAACCTGTTAGCAGTGTTCGCCTCTTGCTGACTCAAGTCAGGGGCAAGCCAAGCTGTATCACCATTTACAGCCGCACCTCTCATAGTGTCAAATATCATCCAAGAAGCTACGTCTTCTGCTGGTTTTATCATTAACCACTGTGGCTCAAACCCTATATCCACGTCAGCTTCGTAAGAGCCGTTAACACTAAAGCTACCACACTTGATAATGTCCGAACCACTAGGGCCGAACTCACCGTCACCATTGTTGTGTGCGAAGAGGTAGGCTACGTAGGTGTCACCGCTATTGTTTAAATCGTTAGTCCCTACTTTGAAGTCCACATCAGTTGGGTCATATGAGGCCCAGAGGTTCGCATAAGAGCTTGCAGCATCCGTATCATTTAACCTGTAGTAGTCATCATAATCATGGCGATGCCTTGCGTACCAAACACCAGTACCGCTTGTTTTCTTTACTACCATGAAGCCTGGTACAGCACCAAGGTCATGGCTAATTGTACGCCCAGCAACACCATTCCCAGTGTAAGTCACCACATCAAAGAACTTAGGGGCTTTGCGGAATGTCCAATAAACATGGTCATTTGACCACCCTACTCCCGTCTGGGTGCCGAAGGTAAATCCATTAGAATTAAAGGACTTCATACCCTCACTATTTGTTTGTTGCGCATAGGTTTGATTAGAGTTTAAGAACTTACCTACGCCTTGCTCTGAATCCATAAGAACATGGTTTATAGCATCATCTCTTGCCTTAGCCCAAACAAGACCTCCTTCGCCAGCAAGGTCAATGCCATTTGTTATTGTTTGAGTGCTAGCCTCAGTACCCGTATACAAATAAGTGCTGAACACCTCATCAATATCAAGGCCAGCACCACCAGCAGAACCAGAAGCGGCTTGGAGCATTTTCTTTTTAGTAGCCATGTGTGAAGCTCCTTATTAAGCTAATGCTTGACCAGCTGTAAATCCATACCAGTTAGTTCCACCGTCATGAGTGGTGAATACAAACACATCCTTGGCAGACGCCGTGGCCGTTAGCGTTGGGGCTGTAGCGGCAGGCCAATCAACAGATGTAGGCCATGTTACTGTGAATCCACTAGCACTAGCATCTTGGATGATCTCAATGGACATGGTGTAAGCCGTCCCACTCGCAGGGGGATTAGTAAAGGAGAACGTAGTGCTTTCTGTTAGTACATGACTAAATGTATTACCAGCCTCACAGTTAACCGTAGTAGCAGCGGCTGATGAAGTTACTGCGACATAAGTCTCATTGTAGCTCGTAGCTATCAACTCCCCAGTAACGTCTACATCACCAGTGTATGTGGGAGTCATCTTAGCGTTAAGCTGCGTCTGTACAGAGGAAGATACCCCTGAGAGGTAGTTAATCTCAGTAGTGGTAGCAGTAAGACCGGGAATGCCACCAACCAGTGTCCAGTCAGATGTGTTTAAGGAAGGGTCAGTAGTTCCTGATGTAGCTTGAATACAACGGTAGTTCTGAAAGTCGATAGGAGAGTAAACAACATACCCTACAGCGTAGGATGTACCTGAGACCCACAAAACAGCCCCAGCAGAGGCAGCAGAGTTAGCAGCAGCACTAGCACTGTCAGCCGCATTAGAAGCCTGTGTGGTAGCTATACCAGCTTGTGTAGTTGCTGTAGTAGCGTCAGCATCTACAGAGGTTCCTATGCCATCAATGTAAGTACCCGCTGCATTAGTTTGAGTTTGAAATGGGCCTAAAGCGGCAACAAAGGCGTCTGAAAGGGTGGCAAAAGTATCGGGGTTTGATCTTGAGGGGGCTGTAGGTAGTGTTGATATTGGGGGATATGCCATATTAGGTTAATCCTTCTACTTCAAGTGTTACATTAGATATGGCTGGCCCATCAAGGTTAATAGAAAAGTTTCTAAAGAAACCATAGACGGTAGTACCAAATTGTTCTGTGTCGATACCTGCATAGTAAACTGCTGGTGTGGCTCTCATGTCTTCTAAAAGTATGGCTGTACGTCTTGCTGAACTGGTATTAATTGTAAAGTCAAAGTCAATCAGTTTAGCGAAAGGTCTCTGAACGATGATAGCATTTCCGAAAGCATCTCTATCTTTCCTTGAGTAGTCCTCAATGGAAACTGAAGTACCATAGTTTGTGTTACCAAGAGTGTATTCTTGACCAACGACAATCTGACCAAGCTGAGGCTCAACAGATGTTGTATCAGTTACAGTTATGTCATACTCAGCATTAGCATAAGGTGGGATACCCTCAAAGATAGCTTCACTTTTTACTCGTGCAGGTTCAAAGAAGTATGTAAACCAATCGTCAACCAAGGTGTTGTCAACTAAACTAATTTCTCTGTTGTAGACTTCACCATCAGTTGCATCAGTAACTATAAGGGAGGCTTTTCTTCCTATGAGTCCAAATAGAGTAAGACTGTTTGAAGGGATTCCAAAACCCTTAAGTACGTAATTTATTGTTGTAGTACCATCAGGTACAGTGACAGGATCACTAATCTTCTGGTCAAAAGCCTTCCACCTGTTAGTAGCAGCTAGGTTTAACCAGTAGGGAGGGTCAGCAGTATCTGTAGTTGGGTCTACACCAGTGCTTACTTGTAGTGCTTCATAAATACGATGAGTAGTAGTGGAAATAACCTTGTCACCAACAGCGTAAGTAGTTCCAACAGCCCACTGAGCAAAGTCATTCTCTGGAATATTAGTTGATTCAATGTAGCCCTGTGCCGGTATAGGTGGAGTAACTTCTTCACCAATGGTAAATGGTATCAGTACTCTCATAACTTATGCTGTCCTTGTAGCTGGAAGACCGACTGTATCCCATTCACGATATAGATCATAAGACTTCTTGTTGTACTTAACATTCTCCACTCCAACCTTACGCTGTTCAGCCTTTAGTTCAGATACTTCACGTCTTAGGCTACGAAGTTCAACTACTACTTCACCAGAACCTCCCGACAACATATTTCTAGTTTGCTGTGCAGAGTATATACGACTTGGACCTGTAGCCTCTAATTCTGGACCATTCTCACCAACTAAACGCATTCCACCAGAGTGATAACCCCCGGATGAAAAAGTAGGTGTTCCGCCAAGATCTCTGATTTGTCCTCTTAGTGCCTCAAGATCAGCTGTAAGGTTGGCAAGTGTTGCAGAGTCTTCAGGTGACATCTCGGCAGGGCCAACTTGTGCTGCTATTTCTTGGTTAAGTAGCTTTATTAGAATACTATAATGCCCAGTTCCAAGATTTCTATCTTCTCCATCTTTACTTTGTTCTTCTTTTAGTTGAGCTTGCAAACTGGCTAATTGGCTTTCTTGCTCTGGGGTAGCACCTGTTGCTGTCGTACCTATGCTACTTTCAAGGTTAGCTATCTCCGCATTAACACCAGCAGCAGTAGCTGTTATATTAGCTATAGCTTTACTTTGTTCAGCAGCAGCAAGATTATTGTTAGATGCGGAAAGCCCTGATACTGCATTTGACAAACTAGAAACAATAGACCCAAGGCTCGTCATGGCAGAGGTTAGAGTTGTACCTAAGTTAGTGATGTCTATTCCTAAGTCATCTGTTGATACACCTAATTCATCAACCTTAGTGCCAAAACCATCAATGCCCCCGTCAAGGTTATCAATAGCCCCGTCAAGCAAGTTAATGTTATAGAACAGGGTTTTTATATCACCATCAAGATCATCGACAGTACCAGTGAGGTCAAAGACACTTGCATCTAATTTTTTAACTGAGCCATCAAAGTCTACGACATAAAGCCCTAAGTCAGTTACATTTCCGTTTATATCTCTCTCTATATCCTCAAGAGCAAGGACACCCCCAGTAAGGCTCTCAGCTTCTAGACCAAGCACACCCATAGCCTCACCAATAGACACAGTGTTTCCAACTAGGTCAGCCATACTTGATTCTATACCAAGCTGTGTGTTAACTTGTTTCGTTGTTTCAACAAGGATGCTATCTAGAAGCTCAATCTGAAGATTACCCTCATCCTGCACCATCTTAATCAGAGGCTCATTTGCAAGTTTAGTCGCTTCATAAATATTAAGGTCTTGTGCAAGAGTCTCTATAGCTGTGTTAAGGTCTACAGCTTCTTGGTGTGTACCCATAGCAACTTCATATGCTTTTTGAGCAATATCAATCTGCTGTTCAACCTCTGAAAGTTCTTTCTCGGCTACCGCTGCAAGGTCTTCTAAGTTAATCTGTGTCCTATAGAAGTCACGGGCATAATCCTCAAAGCTACCAAAGAACTTCTGACTGTCTATTGATACGCCTTCTGTTGCCCTTCTTAGAGAAGCCTCGTCAAAACTAGCACCCCCAGCAAAAGATGCCAGTTGTTTTTGTGCTGTTTGATAGCGCATAAGTTCAGCAGACTCAGATATGATAGTGCGAGAGTCTAAGGCACTTGTTATAATATCTACGATGTTCTTTGCAGAGTCTACACTCTTATCAGCAGCAGTCTTGAAGATGTTGTAAGACTTTTCCGCTTGAGTACGTGTTCTGTCAATAGCCTCCTGAAGGGGTTTTACAAGAGCATCTACCGCACGTCTAATAAGTCCCTGTTGTTCTGAGATACCAGAAGCAAAGGCCGTAAGTGCAGATTGCATATCTGTTTCAGCCTGTAGGATATGTAGTCGTGACGCTAGTTCTCTGTTAAGAACGTTTATGGTCTCAAGCTCTTGCTCACGAAGCTTAACAACCTCACCCTGTGCGACTAATAATTGATTTTCAAGATCGAGTCGTTGCTGGTATACAGCCATTAGGTCGTTCATATTACTAAACAAACCTGACATCTCTGTAAAAGAGTCACCTAGTTTAGTAAACTCTTCGTTTAGCTTTTCCAGCTTCTGATCTTCAGTAAGACCCTTAAGAGATACTTCAAAATCGTAGGTAAAGTCATCAAACTTATCGCTTGCTACACCAAAAGCAGAAGCAGCTTCCATCACACTTTCTTGTATAGTGGCAACAGCGTTTACAATAGGGTCACTGACTTCAGAACTGGCTTCTTCCTCTGTAGTTCTTACCTTCTTAGATAAACCCCAGAACCTGCTCTTCTGAATGGTTCTAAAAGTCTTAACAAGAACGTCCATATTATCAACAGTAACACGAAGTCCACTGTCAAGCTCTTTAGTCTTAGTTCTTAAAAAAGAGAATACAGCGCCTACAGCTAAGAGGGGACCAGCTAGAGACCCAATAGCATACATAGTTGGAGAAAGTGCTTGGGCCACAGCCCCGTTAATAGCAGCAGCCCCAGTAGTACCTAACCCTAAAGATGTTGTAACACCTGCCCCAAAAGCCGAAGCGCCCGTAAATCCCCCTTGGATAATAGAACCAAACGCGGATTTAGCCACACTGCCAATTATACTACCCCCTGCTTGACTAGCAAATGACCCCCCACCCCCTGCAGCAGCAGCAGTTCCTAATGCGCCACCACCCATGCCCATCGAAAACATAATCTTGTTACGGGCAGCAGTGGTAATCATCTGTATTAGCATACTCTTAAAATCGTTTAGTATGTCTTTAGCAAAGCTCTTAAAGTCTCTTGCGCCTCGACCTAAGAAGTCAGCGAAGGCATCTGTAAAGCTGTTTAAAAGTGGATTTGATTTAGCCAGTTCTTCGTTAAGTTTAGCTACCTCTTTAGCAAATGCCTCGTCTCCTAACCCGCTGTCCTTTAACTTAACAAGCTTGGCGTACTCTGCTACATACTTCTTAAGGGGACTAATATTTTTGAGGTTCATTTGCTCTGCTTCAGTGCGTTGTTCCTCTAGGGCTACTCTCTCTGCTAATAGTTCAAGTTCCTCTTTACCCGCTTTAATGTCAGCATCTTGGTTCTGGAACTTAAGCTGCATATAGATTTGTTCTTCTCTACGTGCAGTCCCTTGCAACCCAAACAAAGCCTCACTCAACTCTATCTGTCTTTCCAGAGCCTTGATTGGACCTTCCATAGTTGTTAGTTTTGGGCCTTTTGGTCCCGGTTTATCCCTTTCCTTTTGGCCTTGACCAATTTGTTTTTGCCAAGCAAGCATGATGTTGTTAAAGTAAACTAATTCGTCATTCTCATCTTGGATCATTTTAAGTCTAGCTTCGTGGGCTTCTATGCCAGCTTGAAGTAGGGCATCTACATTATCTACCTGTGCTTGAGTCTTTTTGTTATCAGACTCCAAGGCTGCTTTATCCCTTTCCTTTTGGCCTTGACCAATTTGTTTACCCCAAGACTCCATAATTTTAGCGTTGCGGATTAAGGTTCTTATAGAATCTTCTTCGGCAGCAGCCCTGGCTTTATCTCTTTCCTCTTGGCCTTGACCAATTTGTTTACCCCAAGACTCCATAATTTTAGCGTTGCGAATTACGGTCTTTTTTTCCTGTTCTAAGGCCTCTGCTTTATCTTTATCTCTTTCCGCTTGACCATCGCCTATTTGTTTTTGCCAAGCAAGCATGATGTTGTGGTTACGCAACATAACCTTCTTTTTATCTTCTTGCGCCCTTAGAACAACGGCTTGCTCTGCTTCTACAGCCTTAAGCAACAAATCTTGGGCTTCTGTAACCTTGTCAAAAAACTCTTTTTGCCTGTCAGTCATGTCCTCATATTGACCGCCAACATCAAGGGTAAACTGTGATATTTCCTCTAACACAGCTAACTGTTTGTCTGTACCCTCTGATTTTTCAAGGTTTATTAGCATAGTAGCAAATTCTGCCGCCATGCCCCTACCATCGTTACGGGTACTCATTTTACCCAACAGAGTTTTTATAACGGGAAACATCTCGGATACAACGTCTTGTTGTACTGTTTGCAGGGTGCCAGATTCACTAATGCTTTGAAGTGCTTTAGGGGAGAGGGGGCCAAGTGCAGATACAGCCTGTACAGACTCCTGTATCTTCACCCTTGAAATCTCAAGCATAGTCTCTAAGACACCTTTAGCAGTATCCCCAAAGGCTCCAAACTTACTATTTAGGTCGTCTGTGGACAGACTTGCGCTTTCCATGTTAGAGGAGTAGTCACCGACAGCAGAAGATAAGTCAGACATTATCTCTTCTAAGTTCTGCGCTGGCTTCTTAGTACGCATAAATGCAGCACCAAGGGCAGTAACTAAAGGTATACCAATACCAAGAGCCGTGGATATGCCAATAGCCGCCATAGCAGTTAGTCCAAGCTGTGTAGCAACTAGGGGTAAGATACCAACAAGCTGTGTTGCCTGTTGACCAAACGCCACTAAAGGGTTAGTACCAGATTGAACCTGTACCAAGAAGTCGCCCACTTGATAGCCTGTTTGTTGTACAGCGACACCAAGCTGGTTAGTACCACGCCTAGCTTGTGCTGAGTACTGCGAAAATATGCCTGTGCCTTGTTTATACTCTGAGTTTAATCTGTCTACAGCAGCAGTTTGTTGGCCTATACTAATTACACCTAGTTTATGCGCTTGGTTAATTTCATTTAAAGCTGTCTCGTATTGTTTACTAGCAGCATAGAGGGGTTTGTACTTTGCTCTAAGCCTTTCAAGAGACGCTTCTTGTCTTACCTGCTCTTTTATAGAGTTAGACCTACTTTGATTTTCTCTTTCAGCTTCTGCCCTAGCTTGCTTGTATAGTTTTATTTGTTCAACACGAACCTTATTTTCTTTAGCAGCTTCAGCCGTAGCTTTCCTTTGAGCAGCAGCAAATGCACGAACTGTTGAGGTAGCCTTCTGACTAGATAAACCGAGTTCTTTGTACTCCCTTTTAGTAGAAAGTAAAATCTTATTGTAACGAACTTGAGAGATACTATTCTGGTCAACAGCTTTTGCGGCTTTAATAATTTGACGCTCAAGACGCTCAACAGTAGAGATGGAGGCTTTTAGCCCCTTGTCTCTTACCACCAGATCAAGTTCAATAAGATCAGCCATTAACTTCCTCGCCAGTAATTTTAATCCAGAGGTTATCCAGAGACTTTATAATAGTTACTTCCCAAGGGGAAAGGTCTACACCTGTAAGATCACACCAAGCCTTAATGATGTCGTAAGAGATAGGATTAGGGCCACTCATACCGTAGGTTCTACCATCGTGAAGTTCTATAAATGTTGTCCATAGGTGCGAGGCTATATCTGGGAAGAGAGCATTAGAGTTAAACTTTTCAACATCTTCTAAGTCCTTCCCTAATTGTTTAGCGACTTGGGCTAGGTGGTCGGCCTCAGTAGTTTTACCTTTACCACCTGAGACCTTCCTACCCATTTTAAAGGAATACTCAGCGTACTCCTCTAAGTCAGCCCTTATTTGTCCAAAAAAGCTTGGGCATCTCCCAATGCAGCATCCACCTGTTCACGCACCCAAGGTAATGCTTCAAAGACTTCACGTACCTTAGACTCTTTACAATCTGGCATCTCACCACTAAGAGTAATGTTCCAACCGTCAACACACTTTACCAGAAGGTCTAGTGCAGATGCTTCAATCTCCTCAGCGGTTAGGTTAAGCTTACCACCAGTACGTTGTGCTTTCATCAAGCGGCGGTTCTGTTGAGCATGAGATATTGTCTTATACTTCTTTGAGTAAGGGCCATGTATTGTAATAGTCATCTCTGACTTATCATCATTAGTCAGTATCTCAGAGTTGACGGGGTTGTACAAGGTTACGTCTGTAGTATCTTTTGTAGTGCCGATATTCATTAAATCCATGTCGGGATTCCTTCTATAAGATTATTGTCGAGGTTAAGTCGGGTAATTTAATAGTGAGTGGGAACCTCACCCGACAGAAGCCCCCACTCTACCCTAGCTAGGGATTAGGATGTACGTGTCATCTTCAAGTTTGTATTCTCAGTAGTATCATACAGGGCCACAAATGGCATTGTAATAAGGCGAGACTGAGGATTCTGAAGTGGTACAGATGCACCATTATACTTTACACGGGGGAAAGCAAAAGTATATGCGTTAGAACCCGTAGGATCATCAACAGATACAGTTATAGCACTTTCAGTTTCATTTAAGAACTTGTTTATGAGATTTTCATTTTCATAGTAAACTGTCATTGTACCTTCAACAACAGCACTACCAAATTCAAGGGACTGTGCATTATCAGCACCAACTACAAAGGTAGGGGCTAGTGAATTAGTTAGGCTAAAGTCAATCGAGGTGACGATAGAAATTCCTGACCCCCCATCTGTGATTGTTCCTGAGTAACTGTCAAAGGGGGAGTTAGTTGATGAGGCTGTTGGTGTGCCACCTGTAGAACCTGTTGTAGCAGCTTGTGTCATACCTTTACCAACCATATCGAAGGTTGCTGTAACCATCTGATTAGGTGCAATAGAGACGTTTAGTGAAGATACTGCCAAACCTGTAAACAATCGAAACTCGCTAATGTCGTTAGCCGCATCCTCAATCGAAAAGTATTTAGGTGTAGTGCCTACCTTCAAAACGTCTGTAGTGTATGAGTTAAAGAAAGCTGATTCAAGTAGTTCATCGTAGTCACCTTTACGAAGGTCTACTTCAATAGAACCACCAGCTTGCTTGTTCCCATGACGGTCAACTCTTGACATGCGGTCAGCTTGAATTTCGTTACCTTCCACACGATCTTTAGTTAAGTCTAAAGAATGAGAGTTGATAGGAAGATTAGCAAAAGTTGGTGTTGATGGCGTTGTGCCAAATGTTGTCTCAGCTATGTAAGCTAGACTTGAACGGCTACCTTGTGCGAATGCCATTAGTATTCTCCTTTGTGCGAAGCTTTGACTTCACTTTTTACATTTGATTTCTTAGATTTTGATACAACACCAGAAGATTCCACTAAGGAAGGGTCTAAGGTTGTAGCAAGGCTGGCGGGAACATTATCACCGACTAGGTAAGTTTTACCTACGGAGGTAAAATTCTTTAGTGCTTTGTACATTGTGTACTCCTTTAAACGTTGTAGATGTACCATCCGATATTTACTACTGTATAATACCAAGGGCTATCTACAAAGCCGTTGTCTCTATCAGCGTAGTCAATAGAAACTATAAAAGTCTCAGCATCACTATTGGTAAAAGAGATGTCAGTTGTAGCATCAAAGGCTGTGATAACTTTATTGGCTATATCATCAGCATTAGCTGGGCCATTACCCTCTGGTGTGTAACAGAATACACGGAAGACCCCTTGATACCGTTGTTGTGGATTTAAGCCTCTTACAGCGGGTTTACGAGACGTTGGGACGAAGGCTACCTTAAGGAAGCTAGTGCCTGTCTGTGGCTCAAATGAGACGTTCTCATAGGCTATTCCAGAGGGTAGTCCAGAAGTACTAGCTAAGTGGCTCTCAAGAGCAGCGCGAATGTCATTATAAATACTCATCTGAACTCACTCTTTATCTTAGCGAATACGCCGTAGCCTGTAGGGTATCTCTTCCAAGTTATGCCACCGTTCTCAACAGCGTAAGCATGAGGAGCACGATTGCGAAGGGTAAATTTGGCATTACCAGACTTTAGCAACTCCACAAAATTAATACCACTAATGTCACTTTGAAGTTGAGAGTAACCTTGTTCCTTCATTGCTTGAGGGTTCTGGTTCCTTGACTTACCCTTTGAACTTCGACTTCTGCCTCCACCAAAACCAGCGGGACCAATGGAAAATGAGGTTACATAAGCACCTGTGTCAACAGCTTGGTCAGGTACACCCCTGTAGATAGCGTAGTAAGCAATGTCTTCAAGAATTTGCTCTACGGCCTCTGCTGTTTTTTTCTCTATCTTATCATTGATGGACTTGAAGGTGGCTTGTATACTACCAAAACTTTTAGTTGAGCTAACCATTATTCCCGGACCTCACATATATAACAGATAGCGATACCATTACTATAGAAAGTTTGTACTGATACTATCTCATATGTATTTCCAAGTCCTATAACCTTGTCTTCATCGTCAGGCACAACAGAGAGACCCAGTGCTGGGATTATACAGCGGCTAGAACCCCTGCGAACCTCATCCCCAACAGGAAGACCTACAGAAAAGTTAAAAAAGTAAGAGCTTACTGTATGGTCAGTAGTAGCTGAACCATCCACCAAACCTGTAGCGGGGTTGTAACTTCCAGAAGTACTAGTCTTCCTTAGTGTTACATCTGAACCAAAGTCCCTTACAAGATTAAGTAAGTCAAAGGAGCGAAATGACATACCCTACCCCTATTCATACTCTATTTCTTGAGAATCGGAAGGGTTCTTAAACCTGCCTCTATAGAAAGAAGGTTTAATACGGTCTGTGTTATCTCTAACAGCATCCACAGCGGTCTTAGAGATGCCACCAGCGTAGATGCCTATGTTACCACCAGAAGTCTTAGCTTGGTACTCTAAGGTGTCAGCCAGAGCCATATACTGTTTAGCTAGGTCAGAGTAGTCAGCACTTAAAGCCCCGCTTAAAGCTGTTGTTACCCGTCTTGAGTACTTAGATGAAATAGTTCTAGCAGACCAACTAGCTGTGTGATAGATAGAGTTGCCATTTTGACCTAAGCCAAAGACTACCTCTTCATCTTGTAGCTGTTGGTCTGAAGTATCAGTATCACCTACTAAGAGCCTAACAGAGTTAAGACGTTGGGCTGCATCTGCCGTTCCAAGATTTGTTGGGTCATATGTCCACCCCATCGTCTACTCCTGCTTTAGTCTTCTAATATACCGTCTCTTATTTCAAAGAACTTATC